TTGAATGACCTCTTCGATACTGATATCTAGTGCCATACATGCCTGAGACACATACCACATAATATCTCCAAGTTCACGCTTCATGTGAAATACATTTTCTTCATTGTAAGGTTTGCCCTGGAATACAATTTTCTTGACAACTTCAGTAAACTCACCTGCTTCAGCAGACAGACCAAAAGCAGCGGTCATCATTTGAGTCACATTGGCACCATTCGCCTCAAGTTCACTAAGACGAGCAGACATCACAGGATAGTCCAGACTAGGAGCACTGGTGGTTTGCTTGACGAACTCGACATACTTTGCAGTATCAACAGTCATAATTTTAATTTAATTTACTAGTAGTTTACTCTAAAACTGACAAATTGTCTATCCAATAGGAATGTTGAATGACATTATTTTTCTTGGTTTGCTGGATTGCTGAACCCTACACTCATGACCAAGCATCGCAGGGAACAGTACAATATCACCTTCCTGAACATCGGTCAAACCCAAAGTCTCTATTCTACCAAAAAATGGATCTGGGAATGGAGAACAAAAAGTCGTTGACATATGTTCCTCTGGATCAAATTCAACATGTAGCACAGCGGACATATTACCTAATCCATGATTATGAAGAGAGTGATAATCACCTTTATTATATGTCTGTGACCAAAGTTGCCACTCTTCTGGTCCTTTAAATGGCAGTGGAACTTTAGATCTTATTTCATTGAAATCTTCCTCTAAAAGAGAGTACCACTCATCAAAGTAAGGTGCCCTACCATTAGAAGTAAAATAATCCGTATCACATTCATTCCATGCACTATGAGATTTATCAATCATCTCAAGAAGTTTTGGTTTTTTACTTTCCCAATCCGATATCGAATACTTTATAATCTTGATAGAAAATAGATCTCTAACACCTAACATGGTTTAAACAATTCAATTGGAATATTAAATGCAATAATCTTTCTCATTTTTTCAGATAAAGTTGGTCTAGCTTCGTGAAGAAGAGTTCCAGGGAAGAATACAATATCTCCCTCATCAACTTGCACCGTTACGTCCGAAACTGTTCCAAGAAAATCTGCAAATGGAGAATAGAATGTTGTCCCACCATGTTCCATTGGAGCAAGATCTAGGTATAGAACAGCAGACAAAACAGCAGTACCATGATTATGCGGACCATGATATTCATTCCCCCTGTACTCTTGCGACCACAAGTGCCACATCTCTTTGGGGTAATATGGCAATCCTAGATTAGGAAGAACGTTATTTAAATCTTCTTCTAATATCGAATACCATTCATCAAAGTAAGGTGGCCTACCATTAGATAGATAAAAATCTGTAGAGCACATATGCCACTCATACTCCACACTGTCCAACATCTTGGTCAGTTTTGCTTTCTTTTCTTCCCAGTCTGGAATGGAATATTTAAATGAAGGTATCTCAAATAGAGTTACTTTGCTCAGAGTCATGATCTGCTTTACCTCTAGTATTCCCGTAATAAATTACTTCCAATGGTTCATCATCTGGTGCCTTGAACTTTCTCCAAGGATCAACAATAACACTACCAAATGGGAAGTCACAGTAGACTTCATCACCAGTATTCTGTTTGTCCCAATACCTATAAGTTGTACTCACACTATGAGCAAGTAAGAAGACTGCTGGACCACTCCACTTGTCACCAGTATATGGATCAACATATCTAACCTCCTCACCAAGTTGTTCAATATAATGCCCAACTAGAAGACTGTAACTACCATCAACATAAGGCACTTTTGGTTTATATGCCTTGCCATGAATAACAATACGACTCCTACAAGTCTCTGCGAGTTTGACCAGGAACTCAGCAAGATTCTTTGCTTGCTGTTCTCTAGATCGCATTACAGACTCAAAAATATCATATCCCAAATCTAACTTTTGAGACAGATACCTAAGTGCAATATTATCTCTAGGATGACATGCTCCACCATCACCCATTCCTGCCTTCATGTATGCAGGACTAATGATTCTAGTAGATGCGCTAGTAAGAGCATTAGTTACAACATCAACATCAATATTTCCTTGACGTTCTGCAACGTCTTGAATCATATTAACAAAAGAGATTTTACTACTGATGAATGTATTATAAAAGACTTTAACGCATTCCATCTCTTCATAAGTTCCTGTAACAAACTTACTTAAAAACTCTGGGTCTTTTTCAGTTACATTTCTCTCGCAATCCTCTATTCTTGCTTTACCTCTAGGTATAATTTCTGTGCAACCCAAATACAATTTAAGTAATGACCTGAACAAAATGTTATCTGTAGATAAACCATTCTCAGTTCCAATCATTATCATCTCTGGATTTTTAAAGTCATCCTTTACTGTACCCATAGCAATAAGATATGGATTGTAAATGAGAGTACAATTTGGCACCAAGGGAAGAAGTTGTTCTCTAATAGTTCCAGGAAGAACAGTAGAGATCAAAACTACCTGCTGCTGTAATGACGCATGTTTGTTGACTTCGGTAAGAACTTCTTTGAGTATGGTGTAATCAAAATCCTTTGGTTCTAAATCCATGCATGGAAGACTACCATCATACTCTTCACTATGAGGTGTAGGAACAGCAACAAAAACTATAGTAGACTTTTGAACAACACTCTTGATGGATTTGTAATACTTTCTAGATCCACCACTTTTGAGTTTCTTTGCAGTAAGATTCTCTCCACCAGCAGGATCATAAGCATGTATTTGATTGCCAGATTCGGCCATTGCTTCTGATACTGGTCCCCCAAGTTTCCCTGTGCCAATAAATCCTATGTTCATTCTCTCTCCAAGTCTAATGTTACGCAGTGGAATCCTCCACTAAGAGTTCTTTGATGCCTCATAGGCAGCATAGCACACTCAATGCCATATGTTTCCAATATTCGTCTAGTTGGATGCTGATGTTCTTCAAGAGCAACCAGATTAGGTGACACGCTGAATAAATTCATGTTGCACCACTCCGAAGCATTATTATACCCAGGATAATATCCTATGTCAATTGGATCAGGTGCTGCAATAATCTCCCACATATTAAAAGGATGAGGTAACTGCTTCCTAGGATCAGTAACTCTAGTGGGATTAACCATCATCAATCCCTCTCTCAAGAATGCAATGGTAGTATCTATGTGAACATAGGTATAGATATCTTTAACTACAGATACATGTGCATCAGAATTCAAAAGACTTTGAAGTAGATGTGCTCCTGCAGCGTTACCACTATTAGACTGTAAATACAGAACATCTTCATTTGCCCTAATTGCATTAGCTGCATCAAATGCAGGTGTCAGTTCAGTAAGAGCAAGTATATCTGGATTACCAATACATCGTTCATTATATAATCCATCATGATATGAGCATGGCATCTCCACAACATTTTTGAGATGGTGCTTGAATGACCTCCAATTACCTACTCTCGATCTTAATGGTTGTGGAGTTGCTACAGCAAGATCTCCATGAATGAATACTGAATCCCTAGGACAATAATTATAGTAATCAGTTGGTTCTCTATTTGGTCTCAGGACTTCTACACTCTCCCCACGCAAGAATTCACAGAAGGTCTCAAGGTCTTCATTAGCTTCATCGATAACCTTCTGAGGATATGGTCCAGTTTTTACTGAATCAACTTCATCTCTATCAGCATAGTTAATTGTCCTAAGACTTTTATCCATCTCAGGTATTCTTGCAAAGTCAGCGACACCAACAATTACTTTTTTAAGTTGATCCCATTCATTTGTTGAAGTCATGTTGTTAAAATTACCATTTTGTGATCGTTTGGTTTTCCAAACGTAAAAAATTCATCTAGAGAGAATTTCAGATGCTTCTTCATCCACCAATAATAGTAGGCATATCTAGAATTGTCATGGTGTGGTCTGTTTATCTGAATACTATTTTCTGCACTAGGTAGTTTTGTATTTGTTGTTATCAATGGAATACAATATGTCTTACCTGTGTGACCCACAAAATAATCTACAGTAGTTGCATTACCACTGAATCCCTGAATTGAAGTCTGACAATTCAGTCTATACTTATCTTTGTAACAATGCAAGGATAATATTTTTTCAACATAATGTCTCTGTAAAAGAACAGGACCAAAGTACGAATGTCTCAATTTTGGATGCAGAAAAAATGGTATGAATTCTGTAGATTCAAATCCCAACTGCACACAGTCCCAATCATATGGGAGTCGAGACATTAAATATTCCCAATCAAAGTTCCAATACTCAAATAAATTAAGATCATAATCATCTTCCATCAAAAGAAGATAATCATCATCACTAGTATTGATCCACTTCTTCATGAACTCAAGATGAGTTACTGCATTACCAATCGCATATGCAGGCACTCCAGTTACAGTTCCAACAATATAATCAGATATCCAGTCCGTAATATTTGATGCTAAGAATTTTGATCCTGATATTCTTGTTGATGGTAACTTCCAATAATCAAACTGCTCTTCCATGTAATCTCTACGGTCAGTTCGATTATCAAGATTTACATAATGAACATGAGGGAATCCCTTCAATCTATTATTAAAATTCATCGTGCATACGTTGAGAGTTTTTTCAACATTCCCTTATCATTTGCCTTACCGTAAGTAAAGAATTCATCTATCTGATATCTCTTTTTATCTCCCCTCCACCAGTCATAGTAAGCTAATCTACAAGCTTTGACAAGTTGATATTTTTTAGTCTCTTTAGCAAAGAAATCTGTGTGGTTTGGAAATATTGGTACACAGTAAGTTTTGCCACAATGTCCAATAAAATAATCTGGTGTTCCCGAAGCTAGTCCAAAGTTTTTATTGGCGCTGAAGTTTGACAGATTATATTTGTCTCCCTCACAATGTATTTTAATTAACTTCTTTACATACCTCCGATTAAGAAGTGCCGTGCCAAATGTATGTGCTGGCAAAATTTGATGAAGATAGAATGGAATGTAATTTAAATTCTCAAATCCCAGCATCAGACAGTCCCAATCATATGGGAGTCTACTCATTAAATAACTCCAATCAAAATGCAGGTGCTCTACAATTCCAAAATCTATAGTATCTCTACTAATGATTAATGTATCCTCTTCAGTATTATCGAACCAATCTTTTAAGAATTCAAGAATTGATATTGAATACCCTGCTGTGGCAATTGGAAGTTTATACTTAGATCTATTAACAAGCAAATCCTTCCAATCATTAACATTGGAATTGGTATACTTGGAAGTAGATACCCTCTGATAATTCTTTACCTTCAAATTGATCAAATTCCGTTCCATGTGCTTATGCAATGGAGCACTTGTATCGGAATTAAAATAATAAAAGGTAGGAACCCCAGCAAACTTATCGTGTAAATTCATGATCCTCTAAAAAATTCAAGGTATGATTCCCCATATAATTTATATGACTTTCCAGTGATGTCATATGTGCGGAATCCGTTGGGCATTAAACGCATCGATTCGTGTCTAAAAGTTCCATAGGTAAAGAACTCGTCCAGAGTATATCGATCTCTCTCATGCTGCCACCAATAATACTGAGTATTCCTAGCAAGAATATCACCTTCACTTCTATAGAACTTTTGAATGATACTATTGTTTTCAAAACTACCAAAGTTAGCATTGATGGTAATTAAAGGTAGACAATACGTTCTACCAGTATGAACCATAAAGTAATCAACGGTTCCAGAACCAGCAACGTCGGTTTGTCTATTCCACGCAGCATTAGCAACAGTATTTACTAATTTGTACTTATCTCCAACACAATGAAGATCGAGCAACTTCTCAACAAAAGATCGCTTTAAAAGAACTGGTCCAAAATCATGTGCAGCTTCAATAGGATGTAAATGGAATCTCATTCCATCTGGGTTCTCAAATCCCATTTGAAGACAGTCCCAGTCATAAGGCAATCTATCCAACAGAGTTTGCCAATCAAAATGCCAGTAGTCAATTAATCTAATATCATAATCATCTTCCATTAGAAGAACATATGGATCTTTAGAAGTAGCATACCAATTCTTTAGAAAGTCAAGATGACTTACTGCATTTGCAGCTATGGGAACTAGGAGTTTGTAATCTGCAATATCTTTTATAAGATGCTTCCACTTCTTACTCTCCGAAGCAAGAAACTTTGTTCCTGATACACGTTCATATTCAATACCATAGTGTTCAAACTGACCAACCATCCAGTCCCTTCGATCAGTTCTATTATCAAGATTGAAGAAATGAACTTTTGGAAATCCCTTTAGTTTGTTATCTAAATCCATAACAATACCCCCTCCATAGGATCCATGTATACTTCTGGTCTACTACCTTGAGTATCAAATAAAACTTCCATCTTCCATTCTTTATCACCTTTATTATAATGGAAGAATTCAAAATTAGAAAACTTAGCAGATTTATGCTTCCACCAATATTTTATTGCATCCGATGATATTTGATATGCAAGACTATGCTTATCCACCACTTTAGGAGCAAATACAGGAAGCGTGTAAGTTATCCCAATATCATAAAAAAATGCATCTAGCAATCCATAATCAGTAAACAGTAAGGATCGATTTGGTGAGGGATACGATAATCTATATTTACCATCAATAAAATGAAACTTCTTCAACCTCTTTGCAAAAGTTCTACTGATCATAAAACAATGCATGGACTTATTACTTGGAATCCAAGGATGAAGATGCATCTTAATGAATCTAGTGGATGAGACTCCTAGTTGAATACAATCCCAATTGTATGGAAGATGATGGTATAAAAACTGCCAATCAAACATCCACGAATCACATAAAGATAAGTCTACATAATCATCTGTAAATATACAAACCTCAGAGGATTCGGAATCATACCACTGAACAATAGCGTCAATAATATTGAGAGACTCTGCATACTCATCAGGAGTTCTAACCAAACCCTTATCAAGAATCATGCCAGACCAATCGGCATAATCGACTTCATGATATTTATTGGAGTGTCTCTGATAATCGACAATATTCCTAGATAAGAACTGACTCTCGATTTCTTTTTTATTCTCTACATCCCTGTCATGATTCCTGTAGATGATCTTAGGAATTCACCTCAGTTTTAAAGAGGCATCTGTATTAGAATTATTACTCATGGTTCTGATCTACGTAATCATATCGAGGTAATTGAATCAGCATAGTTTCGTGAATTGCATCACCCCAAGATAAAATATCTTCCGCCGAATATCCAGAACTCTTTTCTTCCCACCATTTTTTAATACAAGAAGTGGCAAGAATATCATATATTTTATTATGATAAACAGCAATGATCGGATCGTAATCTGAATCTGACTGTTGTTTATTATCTTGTGCTACTGCTAACTTAGGATCCAAAGTTAAAAGAGGAAGAGAATAAGATTTACCGACCTGATAAATCAAAAAGTCATCACTACTATAAGACTCTCTAGGAACCTGAAGATCTCTAAGACTTTGATCTAACTTAAAAGATCCATCAGGTTGAAGGTGTATCTTCATCAACTTCTCAACAAAAGATCTGTTGACCATAAAGATAGCAGCGGAAGAACTATGCCACTGTCTAGGATGAAGATGCATCTTGATTTGATAATCATGGCAGTGGTAAAACTGAACAATCTCCCAATTGTATGGAAGACTCTTCATTATTGTCTCCCAGTCAAATGGCCAATACTCAACAAGATCAAAACACAAATCATCCTGAATGATGAGGAGGTTCTCAGATATACCAGATTCATACCACTCAATCATCATTGTAAATTCATTCATTACAATTGATGCGTCAGATGGAGCAAGGAGCATCAAGTCTAACTTATGACCCCACTCATCAATTTTTTTAGTGGAAAATCTAGAAGCAGACCACCGAGTAAAATCAGTAATGCCCCACTTTTTAAATTGACCTTCAATGTGTTCCTTCCTATCAGTCCTATGATCCAAATTCAAGTACATGATGGGAGGAAGTCCCTTCAGTTTATTCATTTAAAAATACTCATGTCAGGAAGATATGGATAATCCTTATAACTCATTGCAAGAGGGAATGAATCTTTTACTTCTTCAAATACCTCAAGTCCTCTCTTTGCAGTCTCTGGAGTCATATAGTAGTGATACCCCATAACACTAATATTTTGATCACCCCAAGGAACGTACTTCTTGCGTCCATCATAGGTCATCATCCGCAACTGTTCCGCAGCATAATCATCATCTGTCAGAATCATTCCACCTCTACCCAAAGATAGATGCTTCCTATATTGAAAACTCAAACACAAATAAGTTCCAGAGACATATGAATTTGGTCTCCATAAAACTGCACCATCAATAATATTAGTACCACCAAGATGATATTGATCATACCACTCAATACTATCAAATCTCCACTCAAGACCAAGCTTCTCGCAGGTCATTGGAATAGAGATATAAGTATGTTCAGGTAATGTTATTTTATCGTATCCTTCATATCTCAAACACAATTCAATTGCATGAGTACAGCAGTCAGTAGCAATTCCGTACTTAGCGCCGTAAAATTTTGCTATCGTATCTTCAAAATGTTCGACAGCATGAAAAGGGTCAGATACCTTTTGCGTACAATTCATAGTCCGATTCATAAAGTTCCAGAAACTTTTTGTTATCTGGTTCTACATACTCATTATATATCTTAGCACACAACGGTTTGTAATTGGGAGTAAAATACTTAGAATCCCTAAGGTGAGGAACTGGAAATGGTTTATAATCTTCTGTATTATTTTTCATAAACAAGTTTACTTTTACAGAGAGATCCCCTTCCATCCTAATCAGTTTAATTTTACCTTGATTCTCAAGACACAATCTTAGGAATGTTGTTTGAGGACCAGTGTGTTCATCAAAAATAAACTTGCCCTTCTCAACCTGACCAACAACCCATTCAAGAGGTGGTTTGTATCTACACATAAACTCATTGAGTCCAGAGATCCATCTTTGTGCAGGATCTCTTGTTACAGCAAAAAAGGTATGACCACTTTCAACAAAATATTTTGCAAGATAATCTGGATCTTTATCCGTCTTTAATAGATCAAGAGATATAAACCTAGGACAATGCAGTTTTAGTGCAGAGGATACAGATGTACTTCCACACTTATCAATGTGCATGTAAACTAATTTACTAGTCTTATTCCAGAAGCAATTAATAAATCCCTCTTTGTGAATTTGTCCTTCTAATCCAGACCTCAACTTAAAAGTAAAAGTAGAGCAGTAATCACCATACTGCTCTACAAGATCATCTATTACTGCTCTCCTCTTCCTCATGCCAAAGTCGCTGTAATTTGCATAGTATATCTATTCTCTAGTCCAAGGTTTGCTGCCAAGTGTGTAGTATCTCCAGTCCACCAGAGATAATCACCTTTCTTCCATTTGACATATGGTTGTTGATCTAACTCAAAATAATGTCCTGTCTTCCAATCTTCAAGGAAGATCAAAACTCTACAAATCTTATTAATATCAGGTTCATTATAGATCTCTCTAAACCTAGGATAAGTATCTTCATGCTCAGGCATGATAGCTCCTGGTGGCATATTATAAAGAGATAGGGAAGTCTCTTTCATGAAGTACCACTTATCACCAACAGTAATATATTTTTTCTTAAGCGAGTCTACAATATCATGTGTCCATTCAGGAACTCCACGATACTCTTCACGAAGAAGTCCAGTGTAATTGACATAAAGATGTCCACGACTCTTCCAACGCTCTACGATCTCATCACTAGGGAACTGCCTCCTTGCAGGATACTCAATGGATTTAAAATCACCAATCAATTCAGGGTTAATGCTTTTCATAATCAATCAAACTTGAAGGTTCCAAACTTTTCTTTGCGGGAAGATTTTCTATCTTCATTCTCATACTCTTCGTCTTGACCACTGTCAAGAACATCATTCTGTGCTGATTGCTCACAATCATACAGTCTCATTTTAGCACGATCAATACCAACAATGAATCTCTTATTGACAGACAAATCATTGTATCTATTCTTCAACTGCTTCACCATAATCTGCCCGAGTTCCTCCAGTTCATCTGTGCTAATAAGGGCAAACATAAGATCAGCAGTAGCAGGGAGACCAAAGGACTCAGAAGTGTCAGTAAGGTCAACATCAGAGCTACCGTAACCAGAACGAGTGGTCTGCGTGGCAGATACGATAGGGACGTTTGCTTCAACAGCCAATCCTCTAAGCTCTTCTGCAATAGACTTAATATACGAATATGAATTGACATTGCCATTTGCGCGATATCTTGAGGAAGCGCATATATTAAGGTAATCAATGAAAATAATATCAGGTCTAAATGACTTCTTAAGTGCAAGCTCATTAAGAAGTGCTTTAAAATGTCCACTATGTGCGCTTGCGGTGGGATACTCCTTAATTATAAGAGAACCTTGAGTTTTTTGCGACAATTTTGTGACTTTGCTGTCAAACATCACCTTAGGAAGTTCACTAATCTCCTGTATGGGAACATTGAGTAAGTTTGCATCAATACGCTCAGCAATTTTCTCTTCTGCCATCTCCATTGTAATGTATAGGACGCTATGTCCGTTAAGCAAACAGGAGCTAGCCATATGGCACATGAACAAAGACTTGCCGACGCCTGTACCAGCAAGAGCGACATTAAGACTCTTATTAACAAGACCTCCCTTTGTAATCTTGTTAAAGTATTCCAAGTCGAAGGGGATCTTGTCCTGCTTCTGATGATAGTAGTCGAATCGTTCGTCGGCATTTGCAAAGTAATCGTGACCAATGTTATTGTCAAAAGAGACTGCTAGTGCTTCACTAAGGATAGATGGAATAGCATCCCTATTCTTTTTCTCATCATTGCCATCAGCAATATTGATGGAGTCCATTAGAGCAAGATAGATTGCTCTATCACGACACCACTTCTCAGTGGTATCATACAACCACTGAAGATCTGCAGGACTATCTTGCAAATTAGTAACCAGGATCTGCAATTCTTTAAGCATGCCTTCATTGAGATCCTTCCTATCAGAAATCTCAATTAGAAGTGCTTCGACAGTAACCTGTGTATTGTATTTTGTGATGAAGGAAACAATCTCTTCAAACATAATCTTCTGAGATACTTCTTGGAAGTATTCAGGTTTGATGAAGGGAATTACCTTACGGGAGTATTCTTCATTATATAAAAGATTCTTTAGAATCGTGTGCTCAATAGTCTCCATAATCACAAGAAAAAGAAATACTTACTCGTTCACCTTCGCCCTGAAAAGGCAAAACGCTATGTACCAAATATGAGGGCATTAATACTAGAGTGCCCGCAACAGGATAGTAATGATAGTGATCTGCTGTAAAAGCTTTATATTGTTTTTTCTTCCTCAACTTTGTCTTCATACCGTAAGAAGGATCTTGAATTGTTAGACATCCACCCTGTTCACCATCATAAGTTCCTAATTGAAGAGAAACATTTTCACTGTAATTAAACTCATACAGATCTCCAATAACTTGCTTTACTGGGTAGTAAACCCCAGTCATCGCATTGTTACCGTGATGATGTGGCATATTGTATTCGTTCTCACGATTCAAATTTGCCCAGATCCTTTTACACACAAGTCCGCTTTCATATCCATGCTTATCACAATACTGGTTTAAAGCCTTGTTGATAATATTCATTAAAGATTGAAAGGAGGGAAATCTTGTGTGCAAATCACTCTCACTATGCCACCCACCAACGTTGCTTGCAACAACTCCGCCACTATTCTCCAACTCATAATAGATGTCATTCATTAACTGAACGTTCAGATCATGAGTTTCCTTTTGAAAGTTATGCACTTCAATTGGAATTGGAAAACATGGGAAGAGTTTGTCAACTCCCATAACTAAACTCCTCTCTAGCAATGGAATCCAACTTCTCCATCACTTCAGAAGTAAAATAGGTTTCAGGGTCTTTAAGGATTGCCTTGGCATAGACCTTTTTAGTCTCACCATCAACAGTCATCTCATAACGACCTGCAACGTTCTTCCAAAGTCCACCGAGTTCACCCAGTTCAAGAAGACCGTAATATCGATCAAGACCACGCTCATCGTAATAAAGACGCACCGTAACATCTTTGTTCTCCTTGCTCAAACGTGACTTAGCGGTCTTTGCCTTGATGATGTTACCCACCACTTCTGTTCCATCCTTCTCTTTCTTTTTACTAAGATAGATGATAGTGGAAGCAGCGTACTTAAGACCAGAACCACCACCCATTTCCTTTGTGGGGACATAGGCACCGATAACGTCATAAGTGTGATTGGTTACGATCATGGGGATGTTTGCTTGACCCAACTTAAGTGTGAGCATCCTGAACGCACCTTTGACAAGTTGAGATTTGGTCATGTCTCTAACCTGCTTCTCGTTGAGAGCGTCAGTAATCTCCTTCTCTGTGGATAGCATTCCAAGAGAGTCTAGCACAAACATACATGGTTTGCGCTCACCCTCAGGCGCTTTGAGGTACATATCCACTGCCTTCAGTGCTTTACTACGGAAGTCTTCGATGGTAACGACATTAACAACGACAACCCTAGCAAGGTCAATACCACGGCTTGTGAGGAGTGATTTATTAACTGCGGCTTCAGTGTCAAAATAGAGGCAGTAACCGTCAGGGTTAGAATCGAGGAAATTCTTAACCATAGCAAGTGAGAAGAAAGTTTTACCAGTGCTAGACTCGCCAGCAATGGCAGTAATCTTATTCCCAGATACACCACCAAATATACTACCTGAGCAAAGTCCGTTAAAGATGTACGAACCCGTGTCCACATAAGTCTCAGAGTCGTCAATATCTGCGGCGAGTTGTGTGTATTCATCGCCAATCTCTTTTACAATGTCCTTCAAAAAATCCATAGGTCACTCAAAAATATAATGTGGGTTTTGAGATTTAAACATCTCTACATGTTCTTCAGTTTTAAAGAACTTAAAAAGTGTTGTGTTTGGATGTTCTTTAAGTTGATACTTTACTTTAATCATAGTCACAAAACATTTAATGAAATTTTAGTTGGTCCCGCATTCAAAACTCCTACGGGTATGTAGTCAAAAGATAGTACATACCTCTTTATACTTGAATCTGAATTGGGTCTCACAGAGTGTCTGAGGCTTGATGGAAACAACACCATTATACCACTCTCTACGTCAACTCGGTAGGTGTTTGAGTTTAACTGATTAAATTCAGAATATTGTATTGGAAAGAAAGTTCCAAAGGTATTATTTTTATTAATATCTCCATGAAAATTTATTGGAGCAGAACCTGGTGGAGCATCCAGATAAAGAACACCGCTGATCATAGACGATGCGTGAATATGATCTTGAGCATAATCAGATCCAATATTCATAGTTACCCAAGAAGACATGCAGACCAAATCAATGTCATCTTTTATTTTTAAAATTTCTTTTGCAAAATAATTTACATGGTAATCAATGGCACCAAAAAGATCATTATACTTATCATCTTTATGAAGATCTAACTTTTTAGTTATCCATCCATTATCTAGAGGCGTTCTTATATATTCCTCACCCTTTAAATTGTCAATACAATCTTCAGTAAAATCGTTGATTATATTGTTCTTATAAACTGTTGTGGGGAATAATGTAACGATCTCCATTACAGTGCAAAACCAAACTGTTCACGAGCAATTTTCTTATAAGGTCCGCCTGGGTTAGCATCACGGATCTCTTTAATAATATTCAGTTTTTGATAAAGTGCCGCATCACCGCCCAGTCGCAATGCGCTTACAATAGTAGCAAGTTCTTTATCGTTGATAGGCAGTTCCATTATCCAAAAAATAGTTCAAGGTTTACAGTCTTCTCAACGTTCCATCCGATGGCGTCAAGAATGGTTTTTACAGGTTCGACAAAACTCTTGTCGAATTGTAGGTTGTAGTCAATATACTTGTCAAGGTTCAACTCCTTAGGAAATTCTTGAATAAACGAGATAACGTTCTCTCGCAATGGATTTGGTTCCTTCAAGTAGCAGAACTTGATCTTCTCACCATTATTGATGAGTGAATATTTATTGGTCAGTTTTTTGTCCTTTACATGATGGTTGAATAGGAGGGCACCCCTGACATGAATGGGTGTTCCTTTTGAGTAGATGGAAGTTCTACACTCATACTTCTTGACGTTGGATACAGACCTAGGAAATGAGATCTGTTCAGGAGGCAATTGCCTAAACTCTTGTCTACTCTTGTCAATAAATTCAATCACATCTTCCTCAGTGCCAGTCATCATAAGTTTTAGAGCACCCTTAATCATAGTTCGACAAGGGGCAGGAGTTGATGACTTGACCGCTTCAATGCCCATGATCTTCAGTTTAGGTTCAGCATAAGCAACACCTTCACTGTTCCATACATTCAAGATATATCGCTTTTTAGCCGTCCAAATCCCACGGTCAGCAATGTTCTCACGCTTCATGAACATCTTCTGATCATAAGCATTAACATACTCTGCTAACTGCTGATAACTCTTATCAATAAAGGGTTCAATTTGATCTTGACATGCTTTGTCAAGGAACTCAACTACCTTCTCTTTATTATCAGATCCCTCAGCAAACACACGATCAACAAGCGGACCAAGGTGTAGGTAGATAGAATCAGTATCAGACGCAATAACATAATCTTTGTCTTCCGTCTTTAGAATCCTATTTAGATAAGCATTCATTCGGTTCTCAATCCAGCGGATGGAGACTTGTCCAGATAGGGTGATTGCTTCGGCGTTAGCAAGTTTATAGTAACGAAAATATTGATTGCCAATAGCACCATAGGCAGAGTTAAGGGCGATCTTCTTAGCCATCTGAATATTGTTACAGCGTGCAATTTCCTTCTCCAAATCTTTAGTAGGTGTCTTCTCATATGCTTGCTTCGCTTTGAGCATCTTCTTCTTGAAGATCACTCGCTCACTATACATCTTATCCATGAGTTCTGGCAAAAACCCACGAGTATTCTTACGGTACATGGACCCGTTAGCACACACCGCACTATCTTTATAATCTTCAAAGTCTATCTCTTCATTAAGGATTCGATCAACCGTAGCCGATGGGTGTCTAGTATCTCGTAACGTCTCTGGTGAGATGTTGTACTGCATAATAAGATGAGGGTAGAGAGAATTAAGGTCAAAAGACACAACCCAATCATACTTTCCAGGTTTCGGTTCCTTAACATATGCCCCCGCATACTTTTCGTTCTTGTCGGACTTTTCCTTAGGGGGAATAACAATCCCCCTTCCCTTTAAGTAGTTATAAATGATAGTGTCCCACATCCTCACCTGATAGAACACATCTTCATAATTGACCTTAGCATCATAGGCCATAGTCAATGCAAGTTCAATCAACTTCATCTTGTCTTCCAATAGGTCAACAAGTTCCACGTCAATGATGTTATATTCTACAAACTTTTGCCAACCGTTTGTATAGAAGTCTTTAAAGGTATCGAACTCAGAGTGATCTAACTTTTTCTGTCCCAACTCTACAGTTGCAATATGATCCAGTCGGTAGGATTCTTGGTTTGTATAAGTAAACTTCTTATACAGGTCCAGATAATCTAACTGAGAGACTCCACCAATGTCATAGGACAATTGCTTTCTGCCTTGGATGTAAACCTCTTGCTCGGTTACAAGACCCCACGGAGAGAGTCTCTTCATCAACTTCTCACCAAGAATTCTATCAATACGACGGACTAGGTAAGGAATATCATACAGTTTGCTATTCCATCCAGTGACAACTTCGGGGGTGTTGTCAATCCACCAACTGATAAAGTCATGAAGAAGATCTTCTTCATTATTGAATTGCTTGTAGTAATGATTCCCTTGCTTAAGTTTGAATGGACCCTGACCCCAAGTAATGATCTCCTTGGTTGCATAATCCTGAAGGGTAATAAGAAGAACTTCTTCAGCAGCAGACTCTACATCTGGGAATCCATTCTCAGAAGCAACCTCAATGTCAATGGTAGATAGCATAATCTTACCAATGTCAAACTTGATCTCTTGCTCAGAATACTTCTCAGAGATATATTGATAGATAAACCGCTCGTTACCGTAGATTTTAAATCCTTCTACGCCATCATATTTTTTGATGAACTCGCGGCACTCATGTACAGTGCCTGGTTTGATTGCCTCAACCTGTTCTCCACTAAGAGTTTTATAGAACGTCTTCTTTTGAGATGGTACAAAAAGGGTCGGGTTCCACTTCTCGCGGGTAGTGAAGCGTTTACCATCTTCATAACCTCTGACGAGGAACTGGTTCCCGACCATCTGGACGTTCGTATAAAATCTCACTTAGTCAAACTGCTGTACAGTTCTTTGATTCTACCAGTTGGTTCTGCAATGGTCAAGATCTTATCGGAATGAATCTTGAACTTGGTATCTGCGGTAATGTCGCCCAACCAATTTTGAAGGGTTCCATCAGGCATAATGTTAAATGGTTGTACCAGAATGCAATCTGGTTCGCCAAGGTCAGCAGAAGGTGCTTCTTCTAATTTAGCAATTAGAGTTCCACCCGTTTGAAAGATAATTACTTTAGGTTCCATATCAACAATCCTTACAGTTATCAGTTACTACCATAGATTGACTTTGCTCATCCACATCTTGGCGGAGGATGTCAGTCATATACATTCTGTTCAATTCATCTACAGGATCGACAAATGTCACAATCCAATCGAGAGGAACTGGGAACTTATATCCTTTACCCAGAGCAATCCAAGGACTCAGTTTGATTTCAAAGGATGCTCCTTCTTCACCAATCTGGGGATCACCCGTTTTTACTACACAAGGTTTATTGAAAAAATAACCAACTACTTTGTCTTCAAGAAGCATCTCTTCAACATCAGTAATTATTTGTTCTCCTGTCTTCACGACAGCTAGTTTAATTGCCATAACTAAATGAAGTTTACTGTTATATTAGCACGAAAAAGAAAAGGGGGCAAGGGTTGATTCTGACCAACCCCGCCCGTGCGGCGACGATATTTGGAAGGTAGCCGCTATTATTTATAGGTAGTCTTTACGAGCATGATGTTCTGGAACTACCTTACCGAGTGCGATACTCAGTAACCCATCCTCAAAAGTAACTGATCTAATTTCCGTATCATCACTGAGCGTCCATGCTCTGGTGAAAGATCGTTGAGCCATTCCTCTGTGGACATATGACGCATCGGTCTCTTTATCCTCTTTTTGCCCTTCAACAAAAAGTTTTCCGTATTCGGTGTAGACATTTACCTCTTCCTTTTTAAATCCAGCAAGCGCGAGTTCTAAACGCGATTCTACATTGCTAACCTGGATCAAATTATAGGGAGGATAGTTAGTAGATGATTCATGTACGTTGAATAGACGATCAAAATACTCGTCCATTCCAATACTGTTACGATTGATTCTATCCAGAAGCTGCGGAATATCTGCAGCATTATATCTCATGAGGTTACCCATGGTGTTAGCTCCTTTACTAAGCGAGTTTATGTTGTGTGGACCCTTGCGGCATCCAATACTATTTAAACACAAACTACAAAAAAGAGTAACCGCGATAACCGAATATGATTGTTGGGTTAACCGTTATTAAACGTATGGTCAGCAAGCATAGCAAATAGTTGAGACTTCAGATGCATCAAAAACTCTTGTTCCTCATATGGTCTAGCAGGTGCTCCTGGCCACATCTTGATAGAATAGCACGTATGATCATAGAACATACGGACATCTTCTATTGATAGGAATAGTTGATATCCGTCTTGTTCTAGATCGTTTTCTTCCATCACTCAGCAACTTCTACTTTCTTTTTAGATCCAATATTATATTTTTGTTCTAGGATCCAGTCGTTTTTATCTTTGTAGGATAAAACCTTAATTTGGTTTAAAGGTGCGATATCCATAATGGAATCGCCATCTACTACGCTAATTAAACCCCAATCAGAGAGAAGTCTCGCGATTCTATTCCTTCTCTGAACATCATTTACGGTAAGGTTTGCATGCTTGCCATCTAAAGCAAACAACTCCTTGAAATGTGTAATGTAGTATCTGCCCTGCTTGTGGAGAATGTGGCAAGATTGGTAAAGTTTTTTCTCTTTGCGCGAAGCAACTCCGATACGAGTTAAAGTTTCACGAACCTTAAGGAAATCATCAGGTTCATTCAACATCACTTCAACCATCATCTCAGGTGTCCAGTTTACCTGAGGTTCAATACTATTTGTCATGTTCCACCAATGTCAAGTCTTTGCTTAATAAAATCTATTTGATCTTGTGACAAGATCTTCAATGCCTGCATTGCCTTCTCATTACTATAACCATAGTATTGCTTGACAATATCAAGATCAGTAATCTTATCCTTTCGGAGCCAAGGAGAAAACCTTTTACGCTTCCTCAAACTATTTAGATAAAAAGAATATTGCATGTCTTTGTCAATTTGAGAGTTTTTATTCATCTCATTGGCAAATAAAACGCAATCTAAGTGCCCAGATAAGCAACGATTAACAATAAATGGAGGATATGATTTGATCTCTTCCGACAAATCCTCTTTTGTGTGATTAATAGAGTTCAACCAATCCTTCAGTTCCATCAGTTTTTAAAATAATCAGGTACGTCCTTTATTTGGTCAGCAGTTAAATTAGCACTGACACCAGTGATAGTTGCTCCAGGATTTCTTGCCAAAGCAATTTTTCTAGCATCTTCAAAGTCCGAAGAGTGATACTCCTCCGTCCAGAGTTTGCCCGCTTTGTACAGTGAGACTTGTATTTTCATAGTTCATTAAAAGTAGTTCTTTACGTGCTTTTTGATCACTCATGTAATCGCCAACAGATCTCATAGTATATGTAAGATCAAACTCTCCTGTTCTCCATTTAGTATCAGTAAAGCGATCTTTTACAAGTTGATCGGAGTTGTAACTAATCATCATATCTGTAGAGGAGTTATTACAGTCCTCTGCAAACTTATCGTGATCAAACCCCTTATGCATTCCACCTTTTTTACCATAAAGATTATCCTTGATATCATATGGAGGATCAAGATAAACAAATGCATCGGATCGATCAGAAGACTCATCCAAAACTCTATCGTAAGAATAATTAGTGATCGTCCAATTATGTATAAGTTGTTGATAACCCGACAACTTCAAAATACCTTTCATTGAGAAGTT